TCAAATTCGGCGACGCATCAGGGTCAAACCCCCGACCCCGAAGGCAGTTAACGCAAACAATGTGAACCCAATAAGCCCTGTCCAATGACTCTTGTATTCTGTAAAAATCTCAGCCCCGATAAAGGCAGAAGTAAACGCGCAAATTAGAGCCATCGGAATCATCGCGCCGTTTCGAACCCTCAAATCACTAAGGGACGGAACCCACCTCCCGAACCCCTGCATCATCAGGGTGAAGTAGACACTCAGCATGAGGAACGCCAGCGTCACTTGCTTCCACCGCCTTAGCTTCTCACGGCTGTCGAGGGGGTCTTCCACCCTGAGATCTTTGACGCCGGAAATTCTGGCGTTAGCGGACACAACAGGATCCTCCCCGCTTGTCAGCATTCCCACTTGGAACCTATCGCCGGGATTCAATAAAAGTGGCTTCACTGAAACGCCACCATCCGCCACCTGAACTTGCGGATCTAGCGAACCAGGTATGGCTTTCATCACCTGTGCTCGCACTATGCTCGCACGCCCTACCTTCAATGTAATCGGGGTTTCGACATCCGACGAAGAGATGGAGCGATTCCCTCCGTTCACCACCTCAACGACAACGAAATGTGGTCGAGCAACATTCCGCCCATCCAGAGTTACCGCTACCTCACCATCCAGCCCACTTGGAATGGTCGGATCGAGGTTAACCTTTGAAATTATATTCACCTCGATCAATCTGCTATCCAAGTCGGAAAACCATAGCCCGACTGGGACGAGAACTCCCAACGCACCCAAAATGATTGTTGCAATCGCCGCAAATTTTTTGTCCATGCCCCCCCCTTGTCCAAGGCAGGATTCTACACGGCGGTCTCTTGTGGCGCCCGGCAAGAGATTAGAAGTTCGCCTCCATGACCTTGCGCCCCAAGGGCTGCGGCCCTCAACGTTTTCAGGATGCAGCCCCGTGGAACCACTGTCCTCGCAGGCCCCTTGTGCAGGTTTTCAGGAGCCCTCACGGCACCCTTGGGGCCGGCGTCGCAGCGATCAGGCGCCGCTGCTGCTGGATTTCCAGGCGCAGCCGGGCTTGATGCCGCTCGATCCATAGCTCAGCCCCAGCCCTGCCCTGCCGGTGGGTGCTGCGTGGCCGACGGGTCTGCTGGTCCCGCGGCAGGTGCTGATCCAAGGCGGCGAAGTACGGCCCTCCCCAGTGCTCCTGATATAGCCGGACCACCCACACGCCCTCGAACGCGATCACGTCCTTTTCGTGGGCCGTGGCGGCGGCTCTCTGCCAGCGGAAGTCGGGAGGCAACGGCATGGGCGCAGCATACGGGCCGGGGTCTCAGATTCCGCGACGGCGCGTCAGCGTGACGCAAAGGTGCCGGCGGGGCGCGGCTCAGGCGCCCCAGCATGCGGGCTGAGCTGCCTGCGGCTCCCGGATCCGGCGAACACAGATTGCCCGCGCCTGACCCGCAGCAGTACAGGGTGAGTGCTCGGCTTGGCGTGGGGATCGGCCGCCCCAGCCTGTCGGAGTGCAGGCCGCGCGAAGGCCTGCGCCACCGGTAGGGGGTATGGTTCGGCCATGTGCGGCCGATTCGTCCAGACCCCAATCCGAAACGCTGACACCCTGGGCTTCCCCCTGGTGGTCGGCGATCTGATGTCGATCCCGGAGAGCTACAACCTCGCGCCGACCCAGCGCGCCTCTGTGATCCTCGATCGCGGCACCGGCCTGCACGTGACCCGGCTGTCTTGGGGCCTACTGCCCTTCTGGGCCAAAGCGAAGAAGCTGCAGGGGTCGACTATAAATGCGCGCATCGAGACGGTGGCGACCAAGCCGGCATTCCGGTCAGCCTTCAAGAAGCGACGCTGCCTGATCCCGATGGCCGGGTACTACGAGTGGTCGGTCAATGCCGAGGATGGCAAGAAGGACCCGTGGTCCATTCACGCGAGCGGGCCGCTGCTGGCGGCCGGGCTCTGGGAAGACACCAGCCCCCTGCTCGACCCGGGCAACCTGGGCACGTTCACCGTGATCACCGGCGACAGCAGCGGCGTTTCGGCCGACATCCATGACCGCATGCCGGTGTGGCTGACCGCAGCCCAAGCCGATGAATGGCTGGCGGCCGAGCCCGACGATGCGATGGCGATGCTGCTGGCCAACGAGCCGCCAGCCATGGAGGCGTACCGCGTCAGCCGCGCGGTGAACACCCCTCGCAACAACCGTGAGCAACTCCTGCAGCCGGTTGCGTGAGCCGGCTGGACTACGGTGCGCTACCGGACCTCCCACGCATGTCGATACTCCGCAACCATCTGTCCCAGCTGCCGGTGGACTATTGCTCCATCCGCGTTTAAATACGGGCACCCATCTTCGCCAAACGCTCGAAAGAGATCAGTCATAAGGTCCAATACCAGAGGACCAAGCTCTCCGATTGAAAAGCCCAGCGCCTCATACGGCACGGGTCCCATGACAAGTATGTTCTCGCCTACCGGCTCAGTATCCGCAACATACCCATCGGGATGCATGTAATGAAGAGCCTTTTCGGCAACATTCACATAACTCATCGAGACATATCCTGGGCCCTCAACGCCCGCCACGCCCAGCGCGGTTGAGACTTGGGGCAGCATGTCGAAAAGCTTAATTGTGGTATCCATGGACATCACTGCCTTGTAGTCGCTCTGAGTCCGCACCTCCCAGGAGATTTCCACAATTCCATTTCTAAAGAACTGAATATATGGACGACTCGCCGCCGCCCCCATTCCCGCACGACTCGCCAGCAAGCCACTGTAGTTGAACCGACTATTGAGAACCGACCCAGACAACCGAATCATATGGTTCCGAAGAGGCGAAAGATCGGCTCTGTCGCTACCTTGGAATGCGGAACGGGGAATAACGTGAATGGTGGCAGTCGCACCACCAGATGTCTTAGCGAGATGCTTCGTCCGCTCTTTCATCCACAAGTCCAGCCTTGTCTCCACGGAGGATCTCAAGGCAAACGAATCGAATAGCTGTTGATAGCTCATATCGACATTCCTTGTTCCCGCCCGAATTGGGAACCGCTGCCACTCTGCCAATGACGCTTGATAAGGCCCTCCGTGCTGAGAGGGTACGTCGACTACGATCACGGTTCCCTGCGCAGTGTGGACTGGCTGCACAACCAGACCCCCGACCCTGGGAAATACCTTGCCAAGAAGCTGGGTCTGCATCCAGAGGGAAATGCTGTCAGCGCCCTCAACGACAGCAACGAGCTTGTCCGCTCGCCCCTGCCCATCCTCTTTGATGCCGTAGACGATTCGACCTCCGCGAGCATTGGCAAAACCAGCCACATCCATGAGAAGCGATCGGATTCCGTGATCGTCTTTGGAAGGAGGCTTCGCTTTAAAATCCAAGACCTGACTTTCAGGCTCTCTGTCAGCCAACAGTCCATTTACCCAATTCTCATCCATGCCCCAGCCCTCCAGCGATCACAGCTGGATACTAGTCTTGGATTTATGCCCTGACAATTAACGCTGGCGGGGCGGAGAAGAGTGAAGCTATACAGCGACCTCTCTCAGCGGCAGATTCGGAGCAGCCTCCATGACGCGCCCAGCTCTCACCCATACGTTGTAGGGAATGGCACCACCCAAGATGCCAATCGCCCGCATCTGCGCCCCGTCATAGGTCGTCAGGCTGCTGGTCCCATCCGCGTTATGCGCGGTGACCGTCGCCAGTAGCCGCGGGCTGGCGCTGACCAGCCCGTCAAATTGATCCCACAGTTCAGTCCGCATCGCTGTAATGCCTCTCCAGGGTGATGGTCTGCTCGATGACGACGGCCTTCTCGCCGATGCGCGCCTCGGTCCGGACGGCCGTACACAGGCCATGCCACGTGCCTTCCTCCCCCACCACCTCGACCAGGTCGAGCGGCAGGATCCGGCCGACCTCACCCGGGCGGAGGGGCGCCGTGAAAAGGGGCACCACCAGATCGATGGCCGCCTGCTCGCCGCGGTCCGCCAGGATATTCCGGCCCCGCTCGGCGCCGGCGGCGGCGGTGTTGATCAGCGGGCTGCTCACCTGCTGGGCGAACAGCTGCCCGGCCTCACCGGCCCGGCGCACCTTGCAGGTGACACCCTTCCCCGCCAGCTCACCGGTGACGACGACGGCGTCGTACAGCGGCGCGCTGCGCATCTGGAGGCTTTCATTCGTGATGACGTCCTCCTGCAGTACGTGTGCCGGAGTGCGATCGCGCCAGTCCCAGGGACTGTCCGGATACCGCGCACGCACCCGCAGGGTGGGCTCGGCCGGATCCGACTGGACGACCGCGCCGCTGGCTTCGGCCAGACGGCTGATCGCATCCAGCGCCGGCAGCGCGTCATAGAACCAGGCACCCGGCGGCACCAACCAATCCACGGTGTCGTAGCTGGCGGTAAAGCCCGTGTCGGCCAGCTCTTCGTCGACCAGCTGGGCCATGCTGCGCTCTTCGGTGGTCGCCTTCACCCGGCCTGGCGCGTAGGGCCCGGCGAGCAGCGCGGTGCGCGACCGGCCCGCCAGTGTTGCGCCGGTGCGGCTCCATTCCCGGCGGCCGCTGTAGCTCTCCATGACGGCCGTCCAGACGTAGCCGTTGAGGTTGATCTCAATCAGGCGCGGCCCGGCCGCCGTCGGCTTGAGCAGCGCGAGCTGCGCACTGTCGGCCAGCTCGATGTCGTAGCTGCTTCCCCAGGCGTCGACGCTGGAGGAAATGGAGATGCTCTCCACCTGGATCGGGGTGCGGTCCGGCAAGCGGACCACGGAGACGTTGTTGATCACGACGTATGTCCTTCGTTGCGGGCGGACCAGGTAGCACGCGGTCACGCCGAGATTCAGGGGAGCGAGGCCGGGGATGCCGACGATCGCGCAACCGAGGTTGAGGCCGATGAGGTTGCCTGGCGGGAAGGCCGGCTGCGGTTCCGGGTCCGGCCCGGGCGGCTTGGGTGGCCGCACGAGCCAGGGAATGGGTCTGGCCGGACGCCAAGGCAAGCGCGCCTCGCGGCGGGTGGCCGCGGGATGGCCCCACGGTAGACGCTTGCCACCTTCTACTCTGGGAAGCTGCCCACGCCAGAGGAGAGTCAATGCCTGGCCACCGCGTCCGCCACTCGCCCAAGGTATGACCGCATCCGCACGAATGTTGGCCAACCGCGACCGCCAGACGAACGACAGGCCAGCTCGGGTCAAAGGCAGCGCTCCCCAGCCAAGGCTGACAGCTCGGCCGACCACCGGCGAATGCTGCCTCCAGGAGATACCGCATTCGCCCTTGAGCAGGGGCGAAAGGCCCCAGGGCAAGCTGCACTGCTGTGCCACCACGGGTGCCGCTCCCCAAGCGGCGGCAGCAGCCTTGGTGAGCACAGGTGCGTATCCCCAACCGACAAGCGCGGAAATCCGCAGCCCACCCGCATCGGCCCAAGGCATCGCGGCCGACGTCCGGAGTGTGGCGGGCACCGGCTCCGGGTCGGGGCCGGGGTCCACGTCCCAGGCGACGCCCAGGTTCAGCGTCAGGAAGCGACCGTCGCCGCCGGACAACGGCCCCAAGTTGAGGGGAAGAGTCAGCGAGAGAGGATTGGACATCAGGGCGCGACGTACGGGGTAACCCAGTCCTGGATCGCGGCGTTGTGGCAGCCATCGTCGTGCCTCTTCGCCTGGTGGAGATCAGCCAGGCCCACGCCGACCGCGACGCCAACCAGGCGCGCTGGGCGGCGACATCCAGTGTTCGGGGGTGATGCCATGCAGACCGCCCGCCCCGCACCCGCCTCTGTACCGCTGTGCCACCCAAGGCACCGCCCGCAAATCGTGACGACCACTGGTGCGCCGGCAGGCCACCAGCTCGGCGCGCCAGTGCCCGCCCTCGTGCACTTCAAGTGCCACCTCTGCCAGAAGGCGACGGTGCCGAGCGAATCGCTCGCGATCGCCGAGCTGCGCTGGACCGATCCCGATCTGGCATCACAGCTGATCCCCATCTCCCACCTTGCCCGTGCCCGCGGCGCTGTTCTCGCGCGCATGCCGGCAGCGCACGCCGCCTGACCTGGAGAACGCAATGGCTGCACCACTGAAACCCTTGGAGCGCGCCGCGCTCGTTACGGCATTTGCTGCTGCGGGGCATGCGCTGAAGCGCACCCGTGGTGGCTTCTGCTCCTCAAGGCAGCCCGCCAAGGTCTTTACGCGTCGGGTCACCAACTGGCTCTACGAGCGCGCTTTGATCGACTACGACGACCCGAGTTTTCCGACGCAGGCCACGCTGACCAAGTCGGGCATGGCGCAAGCCACCGCGCTGGTCGAACAGGCACGCCTCAGCGTGGGGGCTCCATGACCCGCGACTACTACCTCAAGGTTGCCGAGGCCAAGGCGGCATACGCTGCGGCGCTGCGCGTGGAAGCCGATGCCGAGTCCATGGTCGGCCATGAAGAGCAGGCAGAGACGTTCCGGCGTTTCGCGTCGCAGTGGGATGCCTTGGCCGCTTCCTATCGCGCCTCCGCTGAGAAGGCGGATGCCGCATGAAGGCGTCGGCCCTCCCCGTTGAGCATTCGTTCCCCACCGGTAGCCATGGCACCACCTTGGTGCTCATGGTCTGCGCAAGCTGGCTGTGGGCAGGGCTGTATGCGAGCCCCCACAGCGCCACTCCCACCGAAGTGGCGGCTGCCACGGGCCGCTCAGCGACCGTGCGTGGCCGCGAGCTCCAGATCGGTACCGGCCGATTCGCCCTCTCTCAAAAGTCGCTGCAGTCCGCGCGCCGCTGGCTTGATCGCCAGGGCGTGCGCGTGCGCGACCTCACCACCAAGGAACCAGCATGACCGCCAAGATCCAGCAATTCGGCCGGGCCGCCGCCATCCGCGCTCTTCTGCTCGACCGGACTGCCGGCCGCATGCCCCGCTCCGCGACCACCGCTCATCTATGCCCTTCCGCATCACCTGGCTGATCCAGCCGCTCGAACAGCTCCACTACCTCGCCAAGAACCTCAACCCTTTCGACCGCGACAAATGGCGAAAGGAAGCCACGTACCTCATCGACCGCATCAGAGACCACGAGAAGGGAAGCCAGCCATGACCAACGAACAGACCAACACGGCAGTTGCCCGCCCGCTCTACGACCAGAGTGTTGTCACCCGCGACGACTGCGGCTGCTTCTGGCACCCGGACCTTCCTGACGGCGACGAAGCCACCGACATGAGCCCGCTGATCATCGCGCAGGGCTTCGAGTCTTGCGTGGTCTGGGGAGATTCCGACGAGGCCGCCTTCTCTGAGGAGGCGATTGAGGATGGCGGCGATGCCTACTTCAAGGCCCTTGGCGACTGGCAGCCGAAGGGCAAAGGCGACGGCTGGCTGATCGCCGCAGTGATGGACACCGAGGAGGGCCCGTGCGCTTGGCTGGTGCGTCCATCGGTAGCGGCGTGCGACGCAGAGGTGCAGTCGTGAACCGCCCCGGCTCCAACGCACGGGAGCCGCCCTTCCGCAATCCCGGGCCACCAGCAGCTGCATTGCCAATGTCTACCGCGCCTATGTGGCGGGATGGCGGCGACCGCGCGCATAGCGACTCGACCGATTGGCTAATCAACCTTGACCTCTTTGATACCTGCCTTCACGGCAGCCGCCACACATGCATTATGGACTGCGGACAGGTCGGGGATCACCAGAGAAACGCCTTCTGTGAGGATTTTCCATGCAACTTCGGCTTCGCTATCCGGTATGTCACCAAGGGCGTATGCCTCTTGCATCATCGTGATCATTGCTCGAGCCCGTGCGAATTGGGCGGCCACCGGATGGCCGATGGCATGCAGACTGCTGGCCATTCCGGTTGCGTTGGGAAAATTGAGCGAATTAATCAAATTGGTGATCAAGCGACGATACTTCGCATCTCTAAGAAACTTGCTCTTCGTCTCCTCGGAGTGATCAGAAAGCTGTTTGCCAAGGACTGTCCTCGCCCCAGACACCTCCCCGGCAATCCAGACGAGAAGCATGGTGCGGCGGTCTTCGGCATCATGCATCCTTGCCTCGCGATCTTCCGACGCGATCTGAACAGCCGCCATGCTTGCCTCTGCGGCGGCGGCGGCCGCTTTATTGGCTTCTTGTCCCAAACGAAGAGTCATGTAACCCAAGAACAAAGTGGCGCCAATTGCCAGAGCGGCAACAATCACTGCCCACGCGTCCCACAAGACCACGCACCGGTCGACGCCTGGCGTCATGCATGGGCTCATCCCGTCCCACAAATTGCTGAGCCAGCTCATCTCACCATTCCCTCTTGGACTGGGCGACAGTTTGCCACGCACACCTGTCCTGGCGAGGAGCCAGTTTCCCTGTCCACCGTCAAGCCGCCGCGTAACCGGCGCACCAGGCTGCGGGAGGAGGACCAGTGCACCTGATGACGACAGATAAGTGGCTTGATCGCTACTTCGATCCGTCAAGCCGCCCCAGCATTGCCACCCTGCAGCGATGGCTGCGGGATGGAAAGATCCCTGCCAAGAAAGTTGGCGGCACCTGGTTCATTGACGAACACGCATGGCTCGCCGACGGGGACGACCTGGTCGAGCGGGTACTGAAAGCAGGATAGGAACAATGTCACCACGCAAGCGCAGCGCCGGCCGGCAAGGCTGGCCAGACAACCTCTACCCCAACACGGGTGGCTTCAAATACCGTCACCCCACCACCAGGAAAGAGACGTGGATGGGGACCGACAAGGCCCGCGCGTTCGCAGCGGCCAAGAGGCTCAATGCCATGCTGATGCCGACCAATGACTTGGTTGCCCGCGTGGTCGGGGGAGGCAACACCGTGGCAGATGCGATTGTCGTATTCGAACGGGACGACGTTCCGGGCAGGAAGTGGTCGGCCAAGACCGCCGAGAACAACAACTCGGTGATACGCCGAATCCGCGAGGGGTTCGGCACGCAGGACCTGGATTCGCTGTCGGTGAAGGACTGCGCCACCTTCATCCGCACCGTGACCGAGAGCGAGCGATCGCGGCAACAGTTCCGTTCCATGCTGACGTGGATCCTCGCTTGCGCCGTCGAAGAAGGCTGGATCGACTCCAACCCGGCGCTGGTGACGCGCAAGTTCACCCACACGCGCAAGCGCGCTCGCCTCACCACGGACACTTACAAGGCAATCCACGCGAGGGCGCCGGCTTGGCTGCAGCTGGCTATGGATATCAGCCTGATGACGCTGCTGCGGCGGGATGACGTTGTGTCGCTGCGTTTCACTGACTATCGCGACGGTTGTCTGTGGGTGGTGCCCAGCAAGACCGAGGGAAGCACCGGCGTGCGCATGAAGATCACCGTGAATGCCGAGCTGTCCGCGCTTCTGGCCAAAGCCCGGGACGACGTTGCATCGCCCTACGTCGTGCACCGGCTGCCGGAGAAGGCCAGGCCCAGCAACAAGCGCGCAAAGGACCGCGACCACCACACTCAGGTGCTGCCCGAGCAGCTGACCCGCGCGTTCCAGGAAGCAGGCGAAGCGGCCGGCATCACCGGCGAGAACCAAGTCAGCTTCCACGAGATCCGCAGCTTGGGCGGTGCGCTGCTGCACAACCAGCAGGGCTGGTCGAAGCAGGACGTGCAGAGCCTGCTGACGCACAGCAGCGCCGCGATGACCGACGTGTATCTAGACGGCCACGACGTGCCGTGGACCGAGCTGAACACCGGTTCGCTCGCCATCCGTTAGGGTGGCGATAGGTTTGGAATAGGGTATGGAACGAGAAAAACCTCACACCACTGAGTGATAGCCCTTGATCTGTACCAACAATCGTCGGGACGGCCGGATCTGAACCGACGACCATCTGATCCTAGCAGTCAACGCCGTCCTGCCCATCGGGACAACACATCAGCGACTGAACCTAATGCCGATTTAATGCAACCGTCGCAAGGCTCCACTTGATCGAACCCAAAAAGCGATATGACAAAGCTAAGCAAGAGGACCACGATCACGATTCCAGGAAGTGCACGGCCATATACGGAAAGACGGTGCAATACGCTGTCGTAACTGTTTCGGATACGTGAGTACAGCTCAGGGTGTCGACGCTCCACATCCTGCCTCTCCCGCTTCGCGTTGGTGCGAATTTCGCCAATGGCGTGCACTTGGTTGGACACGAAGGCCGCGCCCAAGATTGCGACAATGCCGGAGCCAACTAACAACGCCACATTTGAAAGCGGAGCACCAGCCTTGTATTGGCTCACGACGATCGCCTGTGCAACCGGAAGCGCTAGAACTTTCGTAAGAAGCTCGCCGCATACTGCATCAATCTTGAGCATGTACTCCTCCCGCTTCCTCTCAAAGCGTTCAGTGAGCTTGTCAAACTCAAAATCCGAGAGGAAGTTATCTCTACTTGCCTCAAACGACTTAGTGATGGTCGCGAAGCCACGAACTGATGCTTCAAATCGTCCTTCATCCGAGACCGAGTCGAGATATCGCAGCAAGGCCCGTTTGTAAAGACCCTTCTTAGCCTTGACTTGCGGCGGCGCGAGAACCTCATCAACAAGAATCCGTATTTCGTCGCTAGTCGGCAGTTCAGCCAATGCGGCTGCACCACAAACAACCGGGACGTCCAAACGTTCATTGGCGAGGAAGACATAGGACCGGCGCGTTTCATGGGTCGATGTAAAGTCTGCGACAGCCTCAAAGAAGGACAGGAATTCAGGCAGCCGATTGTACCCGCCTATGCTAACGCTTTCCGTGGGCTCACCATTTAGAAAGTCCTCATCGATTAAATACCAAGCAGGAGGGCGATGCACCAAGAACCGACCGCCTTGATACTCCACCAATTCGGCAAGGTTCTGAGCCAGATGGAAGGACTGCCCCTGTACTCTTGCTACAGTGACATCGATGAGCCTACCAACCTGTATCTCCTGAAGCTCCACATAGAGCTCGATGCCGTTATCAAAAACCCGTACCGTATTAGATGCGTGAATGGCCTCAAGTGTATTCAGAAGTTCCACGCCAGCTTGGATCCTGACGGAAAGAGCATCGCCATCCAGGACCGGCCTCGAACCAGACCTAATGACACTCACGATGCGTTCAAGCTGCACTGACACCATCTACTCCAAGTCGTCGCGAAGAAGAGCTGCATCACTTATCACAAGCTCGTTGTTCTCATTGAACCTGACCTTGTGAGCCTGCTTGAACTCTGATGTCATCCACATCTTGAGCCCTGGCACGTTCACCCGGTAGCCTATGAGTGACTTCAGAGTTGACACATCCACGCAGAAATCGTCGGTGGGTGCATCATCACTTGCGTTAATGAACTCGATCAGCTTCCCGGGATCATCGGGAAGTACAGCGTTTGCCAACGTCGACAGCGATACTGGTTGGCCCTTAGGGAGTGCCTTGGCATGATTGAAAACATCCTGCTTAAACGCCACTTCTTGAGCCTGACTCATGTTCTGACTCGCACAGAACGCCTCAACGATCGCCACCAGCTTACCCGTCTCCACCCGGGGCTTTGTTGCGGTTGAACACCCCAAGAACTTCACAAAATAGTCGGAGGACTTCCCATTTTCCCTGGCATTGACGAAGGTTAAGTACTTGTTTGCATCGACCTTCCATCCGCCCAAATTAACGCGCCCCACGTGATGGAGCCTGTCCAGCGACAAATGAAAGTTCTTTATTACCTTGGTTCTAGCCTTATTGAATACCTTACCCTTAGCGTCGTTTAACTTTGCCACTACGAAGAAGTCACCGGCGGCAACCTGGTAGTGAACGAAGAAGATGTATCCGCCACCTGCCGGGTGAACATCCTTCATCAGGAATGCCAGTTGCTTGAGGGCCAGCGTCGTAAACGTTACAAACGTGAGCTTTCCACCAAGGTAATTTTTCAAACCAGGCACAAACGGATATTGCTCCCCAGCCTCTTCGAAGACGCCGGTGCGCTGCGCCGTTTTGGTGTTAAACGTATCGAGGAGCTCCGAGACCAT